TGCTGTCCGCACCGAGCCGGAACCCCCTCCTTGGTCCAGATCTTGCGGACCGTGGGTGGAGGGGGTTCCATCTTTTTGCAGTCGATACAGATGTGCGCCTTAGTCACCATCGACTGTCACCAATTCTGACCATTTACCCAACACGTCGTTGAAGACCATCGCATAGCGGCGATTATCGCGTGCCGAGACTTGGCTGTCCAGAGTCCAGCCGGTGAGTTTGGTGATCTTCTGCATAGTCTCCAGCGATGGTAGGCGGGCGCCGGTCCGGATACGGCTCACCGTGGCCACGGTCAGGTCGAGCTCGTCGGCCACGGTCTGGTGGGTCGGTTTCCAGCTCATTAGGCTAGTGTACCAGGACAATACCAACGGGGTAAGATCCGTGCTGTTTTGAGTACTTTTGTTCTGTCTTACCTGTGTGGTAAACTGGTCTCAACACGGGGACTGCCCGCCCCAAACTGAGAGGATGATCGAAATGCCCAAGTCCACCCATTCCAAGCGCGCCAACGCCGCTCGTCGTGACCCCGTTGCCGACCGCAGGCTGTTTCTGCTCGCTCTGCGATCCGGGGACGACGCCCGGATCGAAGCCACTTGGCCCGGAACCGTCGTGGCCAAGGCGATGTTGGTCGACAAGGCCATCGCGATGCACGGTGATGGCGACTACTCCATCACCGACCGCGGTCTGGCCGAGTTGGTCGGACCGGGCCACGAGACCACCGGACCGGAAGAGCTGGTCGAGGTCATCGAAGCGGATGAGGATGGTCTGGAGCCCGAGCAGACCGGGCAGTATGGTGAGGACGACGTTGCCGGCTCGGAGCTGGACGAGCCGGTTGTGGGCGCCCCCGTCGGATCTGGCGGTAACAACGCGGATCACGAGCGCGAGGAATCCGGTTCGCACGACGAACTGGCCGAGCTAGACCGTGATGCCGTTGAGCAGGAGCAGCTCGACGCCGAGTACGACGCGACCGTGGTGGAGATCCGGGCCGAGATCGGCACGATCTGCGCCTGCGGCTGTGGAGCTGGTATCACGCCCAAGCGGGTTTTTCGTCAGGGCCATGACCAGCGCTTGATTGGCATCCTGGCTCAGACTGCCGCGGCAGGTAAGGAAATCGGCCACCTGTCCGGCGGCGTCCTGGTCACCGGGAGGGCCGCAGCCTACGGTGCTAAGGTGCTGGGCGAGGGCGGACAGATCAAGCTGGCCGAGGCCATCAAGCGCGCCGTGGACCAGGCGGCTAAGCCTCGGTCCGCGCGCGTCCGGCATGAGGCTGCCGCACTGAAGCAGGACCTGGCCAGGTCCGAGACTGGCACGCCGGCTATTGATGCGGGTATCGAGCCAGGACCAGGTAGTCGTAAGCTGGCCAAGGTCCCACACGAGCCGGTACCCCAGACTGGTGACGAGGTAAAGGTGCGGATCGGTCGGCACGAGTACTACGCGCGGGTGCACGGGATGAATCAGTCCGGCAAGGTGACCGCCGTCGAGTACACCGTGAAGTCGTCCGGCGCCAAAAAGGTCGCGCTCGAAGGCAAGTTCGAGCTGCTGGCCGACTGATGACGACGCCTCCGTTCCGTCTGGGACCAGCCCGCGGAACGGAGGCGTACCCACTCAGAGTATATCTGACCATCCCCCGATCGGGGGATACCACATGTGTTTACCTGAATGGTAACGTACGTGTATCCTAGCTAAGGAGGCAACCGCCCGTGTCTCAAGCACCTGTCAGACTGAAGCAAGTAGTCTGCGCGTACTGCGCCAACAAACAATGCGCGCAGTGCCCCGGCGCGATCCGGATTCCCGGGACCGAGAACGTGATCGTCTGTAAATGCTGCACCCCCCAGGACGGGATGTGCACCACCTGCGGCAATCGGAAAGCCGGCGAGACCGACCCGATCACCTGGTACTGTCTGGACCGCTACGCCTGTTCGGCTCGAGTGCAGGCCAGGTGCGAACAATCACCCGTGTTTCGAATGCTGCAGGACGTCCGGTTGGACGCCGCAGCCAAGCGTCGCCGGACCCGGCTGGAAATCGCTCGGATCCAGTCCGGCATCGACCCGACCAACGAGAGCGAGGCCGACTCGTTCGAGGTCCGCGGCAATGGCAAACCCCGTAAGCCCGCACGCCCTCGGACCGGCTCTTGCCTGTGTTGTGGTGAGCCGACCAAAGGCGGCAAATACCTACCGGGCCACGATGCCAAGCATAAAGGCAAACTGCAGCGTTTGGCCAAAGAGGGTGAAATAGCGGCCATTGCCGCTCTCGTCGAACATGGCTGGCCTCTGCCCAAGGGCGTGGTTGTTCCCGAGGTGGGAGTTCTGGCTCCTTCCGCGTAACCTTACCTTTGTGGTAAAATGGGCGTATGCCAATCCGCTGCCTGACCGTCCCCTCCCAAACTGACGATCAGGATTATTTGGATCCCGAGTACTATGCCGATCCGGATGACCTATACGAGGCCGTCCGTGATCACGAAGATGACTGATGGGCGCACTCGATGAGGCAGTAGCACTGCTTCGCGCAGCCAACGACCAATTGGACACGATCAACCGGTACACCTACGACATTCGGACGGTCGCCGCCGAGGCGTCGGGGAAGATCAATCAGGCCAGCGAGGCGATCCATGAGGACCATGCTCCCCGTTTATCGCTAATCTCTGATCTAGCCAACCAAATCGGGGAAGAGTTGGCTAACCTGCAGTACGATCTCAGCGAGCAGATCCAACGGATGGAGGAGCGCTGACCGTGCCCAAACGAGATGGTCGACTGAGCGCGCCGGCTGTTATCACGCCCAAGGTGGCCCGGCGGGTAAAGCAGCTTTCGCTGACTCCAGACCGGATCCAAATCCACCCGAGTCGCTCTTCGGCTCGAAATAGCCGAGATTACCAAATCTATGGATGGGGCTGGTATTGCCCCCGTTGTGACACGCATGGTGGTGCCTATCGTCTATCGTGGCACCATCCCGAACGCGATGTACCGCCCCGTGACCGGTGTTTTCGGTTTGCATATCGACACATGGAAAAGTACCACGGTTGGCAGCGTCCGGGCGTACAGCTTGAGCTGACTCTAAAGGAGAATGAGAGCGATGGCCGAAAAGTTTGAGGTTTTCCGCGCGACTGTAGGAACCGGGTCGGACCCCGAAGTCAAGTGGGATCTCGCCTGTCTGGTGAACGACCGTACGACGGCGTTCGGGGCAGTGGAGACGCTGATGGACGCGGGGCACTCGGTTCGGCTGCAGGCTCGGGTGGTGCGGGACTGATGACTAAAGCGAAAACGCGGATCATTCAGATCACCATACCCGAGTCGATTTATCAGCTCCTGCGCGACGAGCGTGCTCTGTCTGCGGACGGGCGATCGTTCGACCTGATCCTTCTGCGCTACAAGGCTAAGGCCATTCAATTTCGAGCTTCCCTACAGGGCGCCAGCGTGCCGAAGGGTGAGACGGAATGAGGCGCGTGGTCCGGCACTCCGAACTAAAAGATGGTCGGCAGTGCCCACTCAAACACCGGCTGCGCTGGATCGACGGTTGGACCTCCGACCACGAATCGGACCCGTCCCGCCTGGGCACGGCCTGGCACGCCGTGCTGCAGCGGCACTACGGACTGATTCGGCTGCAGCAGCAGAAGTACGGATACCAGGCGTGGCGCCGGACCGTGCTGGAAGAGGCTCGGCTCGATAACGTCGGATCGTTCCATAACGAGGTCATCGGTCAGGTCTGGGACTTCTTCAACGAGGTCACCGAAACCCTGACCGACGAGCAGGACGCCACCCTGCGCTGGATGTACGAAGGTTACACCGAACGGTATGGTCTGGACCCGGACTGGGAAGTCCTGATGGTTGAGACCGATCTCACGGTCCCGTTTATCGAGCCGTCCGGCAAGAAGTCCACCCGGTTCGCCTACCAGTTCCACGCCGATCTGGTGGTGCGGGACCACTCGCTGGGCGGCCGGGTCGTCGTAGTCGACCACAAGTCCACCGGTCAACCGCTGAACCAGCACGATGTGGACTTGGATGACCAGTTCGGGCTGTACTGCTGGGCGCTGGGCCAGCTCGGGTACGATGTGATCGCACCGGTCTGCAGCCAGGCCAAGACTCAACAACTCAAGCGAGCCATGACGATCGACGAGCGATTTGTCCGGATCAACTCGTTCCGGACCGGGGTGGAGCAGGCGAACATCGCCGCCGACGCGCTGCGCACAGCCAAGCGGTTGTACAGTAAGGCTAATCTGGACGAGCCGGACTCGGCGCCCAACCCGCGCACCTGCGGCTGGATGTGCGAGTTCAAGGAGGTCCATCTCATGATCCGCAAGTCGGTTCGCGGCCGGGACGCGGCGCCGGCCGCACTGTTGGCACGTGGGTTCGTGCAGGAAGAAGGAAAGCAGTGAGCGGGTTCAACGAGCAGATGGCCGAGATGTGGGGCGGTCCGGAGGCGGTGCAACGGCTGAAGAAGCAAACCGCCCGGATGGAGCGCCGACAGACCGCGCGGGAACGGCTAGCCATCGTAATCTGTTGGGCCGGTGTCGTCCTGACGATCATACTCACGGCGGCACTGGTCTTTCTGATCGGCTACGGCACGTACCGCGGCTGGTTGGCTGGCTGGTAGGATTACCGGTCTGGTAACACGACGAGAGGGATGGCGAATGCCCAAGAAAGCGCCCGTGCTGACGGCGGCCGATGACCCATGGGGCGCAGGTGGTGATCCGCCCTGGGCACCGGACCCGACCGATCCCGATAACGAGAGTCAGCAAGCCGAGGCACCAAGCGAACACGATCGGATGGTTGCGGAACAGAACGGCGATGACCCGGCCGACTTGAAGAATGCGGCGTCGGGGCTGGATGAGTTCCACAGGGACACGACCACCAATCCGGCTCCGCCGGTCAAGAAGCCGCGGGCCCCGTCCGGGCGACGCAAGCCTGCGACCAAGCCGGTGTTGGTTGCGAACACGGACCCGGCTGCGGATCTGGAACCGTCCGATCCCGGAATGCCTAACCCTGGTGGCTCGGTGAGCGTTGATGCCGACGACATGCATTTCGGCGAGACGGGGTCAATCGATGGCATTCAGTTCCACTCGCTGGACGACCTGACCGAATATCTCAAGGTCATGTACTACGGCCAGGAGGGCACCCGCAAGACCACCAACGCCCTGCAGATGACCAAGACCGGACCCGGCCAGGTGCTGTTGGTCAACGCCGAGGGAGGCGCCAAGAAGACCCCCCTGCGCAAGCACGGGGTGGACACGGCGCGGGTCATGGTCTGGCCGCCGGAAGGCGAACGGGTCACGTTCGCCGGGCTGGAGAAATTGTTCTATCGAGTTATGAGCGATCTGATGACCGACCCGATGAGTTGGTTGGGAACCGTCTGGGATTCGGCCACCGACATCCACCAGGCGCTGTTGGACCAGGTGGTGGAGGCGGATATCGCCCGACAGACCGAGATCCTGGCCAAGAACCAGGGACGCCGGCCAGGCAATATCGTGCTGCGTGATCGATTCGATACCGATCGCGATGATTACAAGACGATGTCCAACCAGTTCCGGCTGCTGCTGCGCAAGTTCCGCGAATTGCCCTGCCATTTCGCGGTGACCGCACTGCTGCGAATCGACGAGGTCGGGCGCAAGCCTATGCAGGGACCAGCCGTCACCCCGGCAATCGGGACCGACCTGATGGGGTATATGGACATCGTCCTGCTCACCCAGGTCGCGCGATTCGGTGACGCGCACGTCGGGTTTGCCCAGACCGCTCCGGACGCGACGCACCGGGCCAAGGACCGGTTCGATGTCCTGCCTCTGGAACTGCCCAACCCCTCGTTCGATCGGATCGCCAGCTACGTGTCCGGCGCGCTGACCGTGGACAACGACCCGGACGCCAACCTGCTCGGAACGCCCGGACCGACCGACGCGGCGGCCAAAGCCGCGGTAAGCGCGGCGCAGAAACTGTCCGCGACTGCAACCAAAATCAATGACCGGGCCGATAAGCCCAACCCGGTCCGAGACGCCACCGTGGCGACGGCGCGGCGAGTCGCGTCCGGCAAGAAGCCGGTTGCGGCTGGCCCGGTACCATCGGCAACGGCGGATGACAAGCCGCCCTACTAGGAGGATGAGAAAGTGGTTAGTGCACCGAAGGAGATCCAGGACATCCTGGAGAACGAAGAGGACGTGCAGGGTAACTTCGCCCTGCTACCCGAGGATCTATACCTGTGCAAGCTGAAGAAGGCCACCGAGTACGAACCGGGCAAGGACAAGGAATATGGCGGGGTGAACCTCCAATGGGAGGTCGTGCAACCGCGTGAGTTCCGTGGCAAGGACGAGGACGGCAACCAGTACGGGGATCTGTTCCTACGACTGTCCTGGTCCCCGAAAGCGGCCTGGAAGATCCGCGAATTCTGGGACGCGTTGGGCTACGAATACGACTCGGACTTCGACGAGCCGGTGGAGCAGGGCGAACAGGCCATTCTATCGGTGACCCAGTCGCTGGTCCCCTACGGCAAACGCAAGGGTCAGATGAGCAACAACGTGGACGAGGTCCTGGAAGCAACGGCCGAAGCAATCGCCGCTCTGCCGGCGTAGGGTAGGAGTCTCCGGCCCTGGTCCCCTGGCTGCACCCCGACCAGTAGGGGACCAGGGCCGGTTTGTCTCCCGGTAGAGAGGCACGTGCATGGACTCAGCTTTTGAACGCATCTGTGCCCTGGTTGCCGAGACTACTGGCCAGCCCGTTGTCGGTCGCGGTGATCAACGCAAAGGTCTTTGCCCGGCACATGAGGATGACCAGCCTTCTCTTTCGATCCGCAACACTGAGCCGGTCGGCGTGACCTGTTTCGCCGGCTGCGACTTCGATCAGATCACCAACGCGCTCGGGATCACCGCCCGGGATTACCGCAACCGGTCCGGCAAGCGTGCCGCGTCGCGGACCAATCAGGCGGTCCCATTGACCCATCGGGGGTCCGCAACCGGTCATGAGATCGCGCGTTACCCCTACACCGGCCCGGACGGCGAGATCCTATACTACAACATCAGGTTCGATCCCAAAGAGTTCCGGATGGCTAAGGCGGACGGCCAGGTCGGAGCACTACCCAAGACCGTTCGGCGGGTGCCCTATAATCTGCCGGCCGTAATTGCGGCCGTCGCTGCGGGCAAGACCGTCTATTGGGTCGAGGGCGAAAAGGACGTTGCGGCGCTGGCCCAACGGGGGCTGATCGGCACAACGGCTGCTGGCGGAGCGTCGGCGCCGATGGAACCGGAGTGGGCGCGCTGGTTCCAGGGCGCGGACTTGGTGGTGGTCGGGGACAACGACGAGGTCGGCCGGGTCTACGCCAGACGGGTTGCCAAACTTCTGGTGAACAAGACCACCCGGACCCGGGTTATGTTGCCCGCTATCCAATCGGCCAAGGCCGACATCACTGACCACTTCGAGGCCGGACTCGGTGTGGAGGACTTGGTCCCGCAATCCCGCTGGGTGCGCCGGACCGTGTTCGACTTCGATCAAATCCTGAACGTGCCGGCGCTGCAGATGCACTGGCTGCTCAATGGGTTGATCCCCGAGGCGTCCGGTGTCGCACTATTGGTCGGTGCACCGAAAGCTGGCAAGAGCTGGTTCTGTTTGCAGCTCTATCTTGCCGTCGCGTCGGGCGACTTTCCCGCAGTGTTCGGCTGGGGAGACAAGGTCGCCCCGGCGCCGTGCCTGTATCTGGCCCTGGAGGACAATCCCGAGCGATTGTCTTTCCGGTTACACAAGATGCTCGGATCCACTCAAGTGCCCAACCCGGTCCGGCGCAGCAGCAAGATTCAGATCGATTTGGAGGAGCTGGGCCAAGGAGGGGATCGTGAGATCCGAGATTGGCTGGACGAACACCCCGGTGCCCGGCTAGTAATCGTGGATGTATTGGCCAAGGTTCGCGGGCAGAACGGTGGGGACAATGCCTACCAGGCCGACTACCATGCGATCAACCAACTCAAAGACATCGCCGACGAGTATGGCGTGACATTCGTGGTCACCCACCACGACCGCAAGAAGAAGCACGACGGTGACTTCTTCGATCAGGTCTCTGGCACCAAGGGTATTACCGGGGCGGCCGACACCGTATTGTATCTGAAACGGGACCGTGGTAGCGATGAGGGCAACATCGAAATCTCGGGGCGCGATATTGAAGAGGTTCGATACGAACTCCAATTCGTAAAGGAAGACGGGCGCTGGGAGATCATCGGCGTCGGCGAGATCGAATCGTCCGGCACCCGTCCGGCTTCCACCGAACCCAAGAAGTCCGTCCACGACCAGCTAGTAGAGATGATCACCCGGCAGGGTGCGGTGACTATGGACGACGCGACCGCGGCTACCGGCAAGGACCGAGCCACCATCACCCGAGCGGCTAAGGACTCCCTGTCTCTGGCGGTCCGGGGCGACGTGATCGCGTCTCGCAACGGGCACGCGCCCCCCTAGATCCACATCTATATATATTTCGTAGGGTAGGAGCCACTGAGATATGTATAGATGTGGGTTGTGGGTAGAGGATATATGCGAGACTGGCTATACAGCCTATGAGATATGGTAG